GCATTAGGTATGCTTTCGCTTTCTGCCGTTTCGGAAGATTTCGGACAGCCTGCAAAATTCAATATTTCAAACGGAATTGAGAATGATGTACCGGCCTTTGCGAATGGTCAGCTATTGAGTGCCGCCGCTTTATCGGATGCTGCTCTTGATGCGATTGATGCAAACCGTCACATCTTCGGGCAAAAGTACGGAGGCTACGCCGGGACTTACTTTAATGACAATCATTGTGCTGTTGCTCTTACTTCTGATTATGCTTACATTAATGATAACAGGGTAATCGACAAGGCTATTCGTGGAATTTATTCTGCTTTAGTTCCTTATCTGAAAAGTAAGATCATTAAAAACGCTGATGGCACACTGGCCGATACTTCAATTGCTTTCTTTGAATCAATGGCCTTACAACCGTTGTATCAAATGGCACGCGATCAGGATTTGGGCGAAGTTGCCGAATCAGATGTTTATATTGATCCTACGCAAAACGTTGTTACTACAAGCCTGTTGATTATCAATGTTGCATTGAATGAAAACGGCATTGCAAGAAATATTCAAGTACCAATATCTTTTAAATAAAATATTATGACACCACTTATTAACGGAGTCGCATATTCTTGGAGTTCAATTTCTTTTGTTCTCTTTGGTGTACCTGTTGCAGGGATTGTGAATATTGAATACAAGCGCAAACAGGCCAAAACAAATAACTATGGTGCGGGTTCTGAGCCTGTTTCGCGCGGTTATGGTAAAAAAGAGTATGACGGTTCTATTGAAATCTATTTGGATGAATGGAAGCGAATTATAAAGGCTTCACCTTCGCGCGACCCTTTGGCAATCGGATGGTTTGATATTCCTGTTCTTTATGGTAATTCAGTAGCAGACGCAACGAAGGACGTGTTAAAAGCTGTTGAGTTTCTTGAAGATCCTTTTACGGCCAAAGAGGGTGACACAAAAATGACCGTTAAGATACCATTAATCATTGGAGCAATTACACGATGAAAAAAGCAGAACCCATTTTATCAAAGAATTTGACACCGGAAGAAATTGCCGAATTTGAAGCTATCGCCGCTGAATTGGCAAAGAAATACAGTGTCCCGAAAGTTCATCTTCACATTGGAATCAATCCGGCTACAAACGAGCGAGTAGTTGCCTATTTAAAAGAGCCTATTTTTGTTCAAAAGATTTACATTCTGGATAAGGTTGCCTCTGTTGGTATGTTTTCGGCTGCAAATAATCTTCTTGAAGCTGTTATATTAAAGGAAGAAAGCGATCCAAAAACATACGAAGACTATCCGGCAAATGATGATTACAGGCTTGGAGTTGTCGGTACTTGTGTTGAGATTATTGAAGTTGTTAAGAACAGCTATAAAAAAAAATAGCTGATTACGAAATAACAAATTCGAGTGCGTCGCACCCACGAATGACAGCTCTGATTAAGGGCTGTTTTCGTTTATCAAAATCTGAAATCGAAGCAATGACAGAGGATGAGTTTTACGAAGCGTGGGGACAAACAAAGTTTTATTTAGAAACAATACACCAGGTTAAATTTTCCTAATGAGTAGCACCTTAGTTGAATATGTCCTCAATATGAAGGGGAACCTTTCATCCGGCATTCAGTCGGCAACCGAACACGCGAATAAACTTGAAAGCTCACTTTCGGGTGTTCAGAAAATAGCGGGCGCGATAGGGTTGGCTTTTGGTGCCTATCAAATCGTTTCGTTTGCTAAAGAAAGCTTTGAGGCATTTCATGCTCTTGAACAGGTAACGGCAAAAGTTGAGGCCAACTTAGAATCAACAAATGGAGCCGCAGGAATGGGAATGAAAGACCTGCAAGGCTACGCCGTTGAACTCTCAAATAAAATACAAGCAAGTCGCGCCGAAGTTACAGATATGCAATCTCAATTACTTACATTCCCTGCAATAACAAAAGATGTTTTTTCTCAGTCTATGGGATTGGTTGCCGACATCGCAAAGCAGACAGGGCACGGACTTTCTGAGACTGCAATCATGTACGGAAAAGCATTGAATAGCCCTATCGACGGGCTTCAGAAAATGATGAGATACGGTGTAATGTTCACTAATGAAGAAAAGCAAAAAATAACGGCATTACAGGCATCTGGAAAACTTATAGAGTCTCAAAAATTCATGATGGAGGCTATTTCACATTCCGGTTATGCTGGAGTTGCGGAAAAGATGTTTAATGCTGATATTATGTCGAAGTACAATAAACTCATGGAAAATGCCAAACTTGTGACAGGTGAATGGGTTGAATCAATGATGAAAGAGTTGCTTCCAACTATTGAGGGAATAGCAAGCGGCATAAGTTCATTAGTCGGATGGATTAAAGAAATGTATGGCTGGATGAGTGATCACAAACAAATAATTACAGATACAGCTATTGAGCTTGCATCGGTTAGTACAGCATTAATGGCTATTACAATTTACACTCATGCGAGCGCAATAGGATTATGGGCATTAGGCATAGCGGCCAATTTTCTCACTATTGCAGGGACGGCATTAACAGCGGTTACATGGCTTTTTAGTGCGGCTCTTTGGTCAACGGGTATTCCTGAGATTGTTCTCGCTGTGGCTGCATTAACGGCGGGCGTAATTGCCTTATCTCATCATTTCGGCGGTTTCACAAATGCAATGAGCGCAACTTGGGATTATATGAAATTAGCTCTTAATTTTGCTATAAAACTGTGGAAGGCAACCGGTGAAATAATTTTGGGTGTTTTGATGATTCCTATTGATAGGGGCAAAATGCTGAAACAAGGGTTAAAGGATTATGTTGACAATGTAAGAGATTCTGCAAATCAGGCCGCTGATATTTGGCATAATAAATCAAAAGATTATCAAAACGCTTCTGTAATTGGTTCAGGAGATCAGGGCGGCTATGGTATGATGGGTGGACTTGCAGTTATGCCGGGAATAAAAGGATTAGATTTAACAGGCGGATTAATCCCTAAAAACAAAGCCGGAGCAACTCCCACAAAACCCGAAAGTCCGGTAGCAACTCCCAAAACAAAAGCAGAGGGGCAAAAAACAATCAATATTCACGTTGCCTATAACGGCGCAATAATGCCAAATCTTACCATTTCGACAACGAATATTAAAGAGGGCATCGGAAGCCTCAAGGAAAAATTAACCGCTGTTTTCACGGGTGCGGCAAACAATAGTTTAGTTAATGCTACTATGTAAGTTATGACAACAGTAAAAGAATTTATTATCCCAAGGGTGACACCACAGCAGATTGTATTAATCGGTGCAAGAACGGCAGGTATTATTGCCACTGGCATAGCTCAGGATTCACGTAAATTTGCACCGGATAACAACCCTTATGATGGGCAGGTTGTCTCTTATCAGAAATACGCAAACCAACAAGATGCACCGCTAAAGGATTCACACGGAAATCCATTATCAAATGATTTTGGCCTACCTGTTTGGGTTCAGGTTACATTTGGATCGGTCACTTATACAGATGTAAACGGAAATACAATTGTCACTCCACGATTAAGTTTTGAATCAATTTTAGTTAGCGTTTCTTTTCCCAGAAATATTGTCAAAACCGAAATACAAGGCAGAAATGGAACGGTTAAGGAATATATCGGAGAGGGAGACGCTCAAATATCATTCAGGGGCGTTATGACGGGCGGAAATGGACACTATCCGGGCGAACAGGTTGCTCAATTAATGGAAGTAATTAAAGCACCGTGTGCCATTCCCGTGATTTCCCGTCATCTTGGATATATGGGTATTCAGTCCGTTGTTTTTGAAGATCGGAGTTTTGAACAGGAAGAGGGTAGTTATTCCTATCAGGTTTTTAGTTTAAACGCCATTTCAGATACACCGCAAGAATTAAGAATTGCAGGAATGTAACAATGTATATTGTCTGATGTTCAATATTTTGAGTAAAATACAAAAACTAAATACGCCGATTATTAATGAGTTAAGAAATGAGAATAAAGGAATTACATAATAAAAAGAGCTTAATTTGTAAGTCGTTGATTATCAACAAACAATATGTGTCTGACAATCGAATGAAATATTTCACCAACACAATTCTACGTATAACGAATTTACAGCCAAATGTATAGAGTATTTACAAATATAACAATTCAGCAGTTGACGCAACTCAAAACACCAGGGGCGTTACCGAGAAACAAAACGCTTTATTTTGATTTTGTGAATGAATTTGAATGCGCAGATACATGGAGAGATATGACGAATGACGGCAAAATAATCATTCCTAAAAATTTATATTATGTCAATACAAACGGCAAACGGCAGCCGCTTTGGGGTACAAATGTAAACATTGGAGGTTTCACGTCTTCGCCGTTATTAATGCGAGGGGACGCTGTTACGATTGATTACGGTTATAAATTTTTCAGAGACAACAAAGAAAAGTTTGAAGGCACTTACAATAGCAAGAAAAATTCACATTTATTTACTGGCTTTATTTCAAAGGTTACATCCAAAAAACCTATTGAATTTTTGATTGAGGACAATATGTGGAAATTAAAACAGATCCCTGTACCGATTCACACATTTAAGGCAACCGATACGCTGGAAAGTATTTTAAAATTCCTATTAAAAGGGACAAAATACACAGTTAATTCTTTAACAGAGACAACCTTTGGCGTTTTTATGGTCGGAAATGAAACGGTGGCCGAAGTATTGGCACGACTTCAAAAACAATACTATTTTGAAGCAAGTTTTCGGGGCGATGAATTGCGTTGTGGAATGAATATATACATCGAAAGTGAAGCACAGAAGCATACCTTTACATTTCAGCATACAATCATAAGCGATGAACTTGATTATCGAAGAAAAGATGATTTGGTTTTAAGTTGCGTTGCTTCAAATAAAAACGAAGAAGAAACGGGCGAAATGACAAAAGATGGCAACCCGAAAACAAAATGCAACAGAATGGAAGTTTTGATTACATTTCAAAATGGAGCAGCTGAACCGACTGTTTTTATTAAGAAAAAAGGTGAAGACTATCCACCAAATACAGGGGGCGAACGAATCACCCAGCCTTTCCCGGGTGCAAAGTCAATCAAAGAATTAATATCCGTTGGAACTGAGTTTTTAAGAAAATTTTATTATACAGGATTTAAAGGAAAATTTACTACTTTTGGAATACCATTTGTAAAAATGGGTGACAACGTACAGTTAATTGACCCCGTTTTACCGGAACGAAATGGACTATATAAGGTTAAGGGTGTAGAATATTCTGGTGGAATGGGCGGATTAAGACAAGTTATCGAATTGCATTATCGTATATTAGTATGAGTGACAGGGGAATAAGAGAGGCACTTGAAAGATTGTTAGGCTTGCATAAGGTCGATCAGGTTTGTTATATCAACGTTACCGTTAGTAGCGTAGATGTATCGAAAAGAATCTGCTCATGCACTGCTGTCGATGGTCACACAGAATACGACCTACCGACTGTTAAATTAATGGCTGTTGTCGATGATGGGATTCTCTTTGAGCCTGTAATTGGATCAACTGTAAAAGTAATCTTTTCACAAAATATTGAACCTTTTGTTTGTCAGTATTCCGAAATTGAAAATATCACACTCGATGCCAAAACGCTGATAAAATTTAATGATGGTTCGTTTGGTGGACTGTTAAAAATTAAAGAGACGGTCGACAGGTTGAATGCTGTTGAAAAGGATTTAAACTCTTTAAAAACAGCCTTTAGCTCATGGATCGTAATTCCTTCGGACGGCGGGGCGGCTTTAAAAACAGTTACAGCTAAATGGATGGCCGACAGAATCAAAGAGACAAAAATATCCGATCTTGAAAATATTAAGGTAAAACATGGCAAATAGATTCGATATACAGTTGAATGATAATGACATTGTAATTTCAAACAGCGACTTAATTCTTGTTGAAAGCGACGATCAGCACATTGTTGACACAATTAACGCAGCTCCCGGATGGTGGAAGGAAAACCCGACAGATGGTGTTGCGATTATGCAATATTTGAAAGGTCGGGACATTCAGCAAGAACTTGAAAGGTCAATGAAAATTCAACTCCAGTCTGATGGTTACAAATCGCAACCAGTAATGAGTTTTGATACAAATGGCAAATTAATAATAGCAACAAATGTTACAATATAAGGCAGTTGAAGGGCAGAATCTACTCGATATCTGCCTAAACACATACGGGAGCTTAGATTTTATGATTAAGCTGATGCAGGATAACGGAATTGACAACATCAACACTTCGCCGGTTTCCGGTCAAGTGTTCACGTGGAATGAAACATTAACCATTGATCAGCTTGTTAATCAAATTTCACAAAATAGTAACATTATTTATGCAACCAAATATCTGCCAAATAATCCGGCTATTGGAACAGTTCAAAACGGATCTTCCGGTATTGTAATTGCAGGCAATAACGAACAGGGACAGCCGGGCGGCGAAGTTGTACCTTCTGGTAATTATCCTATGTATATCGGTTCTGTCGATAGTTTGACCCCTTCGGAATCAGAAGTAAAGGCAATGACCGTTTTAAACGGGTTAAAGGCAGATCAAAGCATTAATTATACTGTCGATTTTAAGCGATTTGCATTCTTTTATCCCGCTGTTTACGGCAACCTTTCGAGCATCAAAGATACAAGCGGCTACGAAATTAAATCAGGGTTTACAAAGGCGACAGGTTATTTCACTGTTTCAGGAAGTCTGGTTTTATACTTTGGTTATGTTTTAACCAGACCGACAACGCAAACAGATTTTAACGTACTCTATAAATTTTAAGCAATGGAAGGCACTCCGATTGTAATAGGTTTTTATTGCGGTTCGCAAATTCCCGACATTGACGAACGAACCTTCAATAACGGCGTTCCGTATGCCGATCAGGCAGAGGTTTTGAGTGTTTTACCTTTTGCTTCCCGCGCTCCATATTTGACTGTAAATATCGCAGGTGTTGAGTACATCTTCGACCCTTCCGATGCAACATTAGAGACATTTCTTGAAAAAATTGGCACCCTTTCGCTTTCAGATGGGCAGGTTACGTTGGTGAAAATGGCCAATGTTGCAACCGGAACAGTGTTTTATCGCAAAACCGCAGGAACAGGGCCGCCGGAAGTTCAAACGCTTGCAACACTAAAGGCTGACTTATTATTAACGGGAACCAATGGCGGAGATGAAACACTTGCGTCCATTAAGTCAAAATTGAGCATTACAACCCTTTCGGGATCGAACACGGGAGACGAAACGCTTGCATCTATAAAAAGCAAGTTGTCAATTTCAACATTGAGCGGCTCAAATACAGGTGACGAAACGTTAGCCTCAATTAAATCAAAGTTAAGTATTTCCGTTTTGTCTGGTGAAAATACAGGAGACCAGGATTTAAGTAATTTAGTTGAAAAAGTTACTGGTTATGAACTTTCAAAAAACGATTATTCAGATATTGAAAAGGCGAAAGTTTCAGCAGCAAAGCAAAACGAATACCGAATTATCCTACCTTCAGCCACAACGGTAGCCGGGCGAATCGCTGCCGGGATTGTTGAAAAACCTACCGACTGGACAGCGGTTGCCGGAATAATTCCCGAAGACATAGTAATTACACACAACCTACATCGTGAAGTAACAGGGGTTTCTGTGATGTCTGTTGACGGCGGAACAGGTCGAAAATCATTCTTAAAAGACAGCTTGGCGTATATGGGATTTTACGATGATCAATATTCAAACGAGGTCACAATTCAGGGATTAGCGACAAGAGAGACCGTTATTATTATTCACCTATTTTTTGGCACAATATTAATTACACAACCGGCATAATATGACAGTCACCCCAAAAGATATATTATCAAACATTATTTCATGGTCAACATTGGCTGGGAACGTGAAACAATTATCTGATTGGGAATACCTTGTTTCCACCCATCCTGAAAACGTTAATGATCCAGGTGCGGGAATAATGGCTGTTGATGATTATTTCGTGGCTAATTGGGGCGGACTGTATTCAATTACGAACATCAGTGGCGAAAACATTACCGTAAATGATGATTTTCAAACAGGGAGAGCACCAAATACCGGACTGGCAGGTATTGTCTTTCGTTCAATCTGCAATGGTAGTTCTCAATGGCTACCACCGATCAGATACGAAGTACTGGACAGAAGTGCAAAAAGTTACTTAGAGACAATTGTAAACAGTTATTTATTTTACAACGACCCGAACCCTCGCAGATTTCCATTCACCAATACAGAATTACCCACGATTTCAGGCTATCAGTCGGATCGCACTGACCCTGAAAATGCGTTAAAAACAATCAATTATGCCGAGTTGTACGGGCAAGATCCATTACCTCAAGTTCGCAGTATTATTGTTTTGGATGCAAACAACAGCTACCAACTTCAACAGATGCCATTATTCACATTTATTGATGGACTTTTAGATACAATTTATTTTGATATGACGGGCAATCCGTCAAGTGGCTACCTTATAATAAGTAAAAGCTAATGAAAAAGTTACTAATTTTATTAACATTTCTTGTCTTGACAACATTTGTCAAAGGGCAAGATATAGCCCCAGCAGACACCGCCTTCCACGCTTTGCCTACCTACTCGTTTAAATATTATACGGCGGATTCGAGCGTTTGGATTTACAAGGGAGTGAAGTACAAGACGACCAAATTAGCGAGTTACAGAACAGTACAACAAAAAATCGATTCCCTTTACGCTCTCGGCTACACGAACGCCCAAATAGACAGTCTCCTACTTGGCAAGCAGGACACCCTATATTTAAGCGGTTTGACTTCTAATGTACAGAATCAGCTAAACGCTAAACCTGACAGTGCAGACAGCTACAAGTATTGGACAATAGGAATACCACAACGGATTGTTAAATACGGACGATTATATAATTGGTATGCTGCAACTGATGTAAGGAATATTGCACCGGTGGGGTTTCATGTACCAAGCAATAGCGAGTGGCAAACTCTTGCTAACTATTTGGGATTAGACTCATGGGATGAGGACAATCAATGGTGGACTAATGGCGGTGGACAACTAAAAGAAAGTGGTTTAATTCATTGGAATACTCCAAATGAAGGTGCAGATAATTTAAGTGGATTTACTGCTGTTGGATCAGGAGTAAGATATGAGGTAGGATTTGGAGATATTAATGAGCAAACAAGTTGGTGGAGTAGTGATAATATTGAAATTCCAAACGGAATTAGATTAGAAAAATCAAATAAATATATTTTCATAACAGGACAATATTTTTATATTGGGAGACCGATTCGTTTTATTGCAGACTCAGGCACTCCAACAACTGCAACAGGCAACGATGGAAAAGTTTATCCTTGCGTAACTATTGGTGGTCAAACATGGACAGCAGTAAATTCAATGGAAACCAAATACCGCAATGGTGATTGGGTTCACGGTTTTGATGGTGGAGTTTATACCCCGATTTCAAACAGTACGTGGGCGGGATTGACAAGTGAGGCTATGTGTGCTTATAACAACGACATATCAAATGTATTTGAACAGGGTTTAAGTAGAAATCTCAATTCAAAAGACACATTAATTATAAGTTCAAAAAATGGAATAGTTACTTCAATTTCAGGTGACAGTTTGAAAATAGAAGGGGACTCAGTCTATATAAAGGGATTAATTAATTTAACTCCTTATGAGTTAGTTGCAAACAAACAAAACAACCTAACAACCTCTTCGACCAAATACCCTACTGTTGATGCCGTAAATGCGGGATTGGGAGCAAAGCAAGATAGTTTGTCAGTTTGTAAAATTGTATTAACTAATAATATAACAACTTACTCTCTTCCGTTTACTTTGAAATCGAAATCACTAATATTTGTTAATGGAAGTATTTTAAATGACAATCTTTACTCAGGCATCGGAACATCAAACATCACTCTATATATTGATCCAAAACAGTATGATTACCTCAAAATTTTAAATTAAATTATTATGAAAAAGTTACTTAGTGTTATTTTATTTGTGTTCATTTCTTATTTTGGATTTGGACAGGGAACGCCAACAGCATCTCTTCGGGTGGCAACCAGAACCACGCCTATCGGCACGGCAACCGTAAACTATCCGGCAGGCACTCATGTATTTTGTATTTCAGACAGTACGGAATGGGCGGCCAATGTCGGAGTGGTTGGAACACTCACATTGACAACTGGCAGAACATCGTTCACGCTTATAAACAGTCCCTTGTCTGCTGGATTAGGGGTCAGTCTTTCAGAAGGAACTACGAATATAACGGTAGCAGTTGACACGACAAATGCTTCGATTCTTAGCCGACAGCGCGCCGCTAATACCTATCAAGCCAAAGGCACTTATGTAACAAGCATCACGGCGGGCGTTGGTATTAATGTGGCAGGGACAGGAGCCGTGCCAATTGTAAAAGTAGATACAACAGATGTTTCAATTTTAAGTCGGCAGCGTGCTGCAAACACCTACCAAGCAAAAGGTACTTATTCAACAGCTAATACATATGCTCAAGGCGTAGAAGTTGCAAACAATGATAGTGCAAGTACAGGACACTATCATTATATTCTGACTTACACGCCAATTGCAAATACAATTACGGTTCTATCAAATGGTGCGGCGACAACAAATTATACTGTTGTTTTAACGAATCATATAAGAACAGGATTTTCGTTAGGTCAGTATGATAAGCTTTGGGTTACTTATTCTCATTAATTATGCGTCGATTATTAGTAATACTATTTTTGTTTTGTCAGATTGTCGCATTTGCACAGCTCACGCCTAAAAAAGTAAGTAGCGTTCCAAATGCAACAGCCACCTTTGTGACCAACGTTGCAAAAGACGATATTATCATCAATGATGTGACAGGGGAACAGTTTGTATGTATTACAGCAACTTCCGGAACATATA